ATTGTTGGATAAACTGAACTAAAGAATTCTTCTGCAACACCCTCTGGAACATAGGCAAATTCATCAAGGAAAATCATATTGAATGAACCACCACGAACTGCACTGGATGAAGTTGCAGAGGCAAGTATCTTTGAGCCATTCTCTAATTCAATAGAACCCTTATTCCATTCTACAATTCCCTGTTGCATCCAGTTAGGAAGATACTCATATGCCAATTGTAGCCTGTGTAATAATTCCCTTGCTGTTGCAAGTTTGTTTGCAAGAATGGCAACATTTACATCCTGATTGAACAGAACATAATGTAACAGATAGGAAATCATTGTTGTAGATTTACCTGTCTGTCGGGGGAACTTTGCAATGACAAAACGATTGTTGTGGACTTTATCAACCATATCCTCTTGAAAATCCCACATATCAAAAGGAACAAGTCCTTCGTCAAGAGAAACAATCTTAATATATTTCTTAATAAAATAAACAGGGTTTTTAGAACATTTTAAATATTCCTTTACCTGTTCTTCTGTAAAATCTACATGGACACCAGCCGCTTTTAGATTGGAATTTCCTAGATATTTTTCACTATTTTTTCTACTGGTCATTTTCTACTACTTCGGCATCAATGACATCATGTGCAATTCTTCTCGAAGAACTTCTTGATTGATTTACCAAATCTTGCAATTCCTTTGTCGAACCGACATAGATGGCATTGGTTGTGTTTGAAACATTATTATTAATAGTTTCTTGTATTTTTATATCTTTTAATTTCTTATGAAGGTCTATTAAATCTTTATTTGCTTCTGCGACAGTTTTAATCATTTGTGCCGCTACTTCATATGCCCTTGGTTGGTCACCTTCTTGTGCTACCTCAAGAATACCATCGATGGCATCATTACCTTTACTGATAATATCTTTTAAGTTTTTACGAACACAAATATAATCCTTGTCTATATCTTCCTTCTTTTCGACAGGAACTATGTTTGTTTCTTCTTTTTTCGGTTTATCTAATTCTTTAGATTCATCATCATACTCTAAGTTTAGAGCGTCACAAATTTTATCATCTACTGATTTCTTTTTGATTTTCTTTTTTGCCATTATATTTCCTCATTATATTGTATTACCGTGTGCATCAATTCCCGGTCCACCTGTTACACCTGCTGTATATCCACGAACATATAAATCGTGTGTAAAGTCTGTAGTATATCCACCGATGCCTACACCTGCTCCAGTCGGTCCTGCATTTGGTCCAGTTGCAGAGGCAACAACCACGGAAAATGCACCTGTCCCTCCTGTCGCTCCATAAATTCCCATATCTGCATCAAGTTTATCTAAGTTAAAGAATGTTGCCTCTGCCTTTCTAATAATTTTTTGGTCTTTAATCGGACCGTATACATACGATTTTACTGTAAAAGATAATGTGAATGTAATGCTTCGTCTTGCATCAAAGTCGCCCTCATATTCTTCTTGTGTGTCCACAGAAGTAAGAACAACAGGAACATCAATTTTTGTTGCAATGTCCGTTAGATTTAAAGTAATATTAAATTCAGGAGTAAAATATGGAACAATCTGTTCAAGTGTCTGTAGACCGTCTTCCATATTTCTTACCATTATGTAAAGGTTGAATTCAAAATTGTATGGAACTTCTGCAAATGTTCTTTGGACATTATAGTTATCGCCAGATTTCTGTATGAATCTTTTTTGTAGTGTATTTCGTTTTCTGGCATTATCATATGTTATAGATGTCATGTCAAATCCAAGCCGAGGAAGTGATATTTGTGTTTTGATGTTATCATCCATTGAACTTGCCATCGCCGCTCTTAGTAAAAACTTTTCTTTCGGACCATATGACAATGGTAATCTAATTTCTTCTTTGGTAGTTCCGTCTGGATTCTTTCTTAAAATACGAATATCGTTAAACAACGAACCAAAGGAAATTACAAGGTTACGAATAGAACTGTGATAAAATGAACTGCCAAACATTAACTATAGTTTCCTTCGCTAAATGGGTCAGTATCTGTAAAGTCGAATATACTTCCTTTGTCAACTTCAAATTCTATCCATGCATTGTCGCCTGCATCACCTGATATTCCTTGCGGTACAATAATAGTAGTCGTGGTAGATGTCGTAATATCATAATCTGTTGTAGAAGTAGAACCTATAACATTACTTGATGTACTGAATGTGCCACTAATTTCTGATATTTCTAACGCCTTTGTAGAAAGATTCCATCCTGTAACAACAGCAATTGCAGTTGCGGTTGCAAGGTCTGTTCCCTGATATACTGTTTCTCCGATATAATAATCTGTCGTGGCACTATTAAGTGTTCCTAGTGTAAGTGAAATTGCAAATTGTTTCTTGTCATCTTCCAATACATCAACATCATCATATCCTGTAGTAATTTCTTCTTGACTGTATATAAAGAGTTCACAAGATAATTTATAGACATATAATCTGCCTAATTGGTAGAATGGGTTTTCGTGTTCTACAAATTTAATTTCAAACAAACCTTTTGAGAGTGGAAAGTAAATCAAGTCGCCTTCTCTCGGTCTTGTTATTTTCTCATCATGTCCAAGAACTTCTTCAAATCTCTTTTTAGAAACAACCAAATCAATCGAATCTCTAATCTCAAGACCGAACTTGGAAATGAAATCTCCCTCTCCTTGAAACCCATCTACCGTATCAATATACATTTCAATTGTATTGGCTTCTGTAAACTTGGAAAGAATATCCTCACCAAAAAGAGTATCTCTATTCACTGTCACTCTTGGAATATAAACCATATCGTGTCCATAAATCTGAATAGATTCAATTGTTAATTCATCTATTAGATTATTTTCATCTGATATTGGTTTAAAATGTGGGTTCTTTGCCATTTATTAAATTTCTTATTATTTCTTAAAGTTTTTCCTTGACAGTTTCCATTTTCCGTGTTACACTCTCTGTGTGCCAGGGAAAAGGATATATCCTTAGCCTACATTAAAGTCAATTGGTAATTCGTAACGCAATTGAACTTCTTCCTCTATCTTCTCTATATCTTGTTGTGCCTGTTCAAATAATTGATTGCCGTTAAATTGCACACCACCTGGTAACTGGATACCTTCAAATTTGGAAAGGTTTGTTCCCCATTGTCGTTTTATGGTGGCAGTAAAGTATTTCTTTAAAAGAATATCGTTGTAAATTTCTGTATATACTTCTGGGTCTATGATAGAATAACATTCAAAAACGAGATAATCTCCTGCGTTTATATCTTCTTCCCAATTCATATCCACATGAAGCCGATTCTTTACTCTACTAAATCTAATCATTTTCTCTGGGTCTAGCATTTGCTGAATGAGCGCAAGGTGTTTCTTGGTGACATCGTAATTTGCGATATTGCCCATTCCTGTACGAATACCATAAAAGTCATTGAGTGCCATTTGGTATCTTACATCGAACATATTTACTGTAGATTCAGAAAATTGGAAAAGTCTTACTACACTTACTATATTTTTATCAATATCGTCAAGTGGAATGTATCCACCATTCAATGAGTCGCTCGCACCTGCTTTATTTCTATCAATATCTGCCTGTGTTACGGCATATTTGTAATATCGTCTTTCTACACCGTCAAAATGATACTCTGCAAAGAATTGAAGTGCATCATCTAATCTATCTTCTAACTGGGAATCGTCTACATTAATTTTAATGACAGGCGAACCTAATCTGCGAAGTGCATAATCTTTCAATTGTTCTCTTGATGATGGTTTGGACATCTTTCTATACTCCTTGATGTATCTGTGTACTATTTCTTCTATTATATGTATAATTCAGAGTATATACTACTACCGTTTCAAATTCTTTATTCTTTCCTTTTCTCTATTCTCATTGAGTATTTGGAGTGTTTGTTCATTGAGAAGTTCTTTATTCTTTCCTTTTCTCTATTCTCATTGAGTGTTTGTTCTCTGAGAAGCATTCTAAGGTCGTTTATTCTTGCAATGTAACGATTACCGTCCGTCCAATTTAAAGGTTGCGGTATTTGTCTATTATCTTTTGTGATTGTATAATGTTTTCGACCTTGTTTATATATCCTGCCAGTTTCATTTTCTGAAAGAGTATATGAAGGTTCTAATAATGAGAACAATTCAAACTTGAACGATTCGCCATTTATTATTACTTTCTTCCCTCTGTGAATAAAAGAATTATTCAAATCTAATTCTCAGTACCAAAATATGAAGAACCTTTACTCGTTTTTGTAACTCCAGATTTATCTGACTGTCTACGGGCATAGGACATTGCATTATCGGCAGAATTTTTAGCGATAGTTGTTCTTGAATTACCTTTACCACCTGAGTCTGTAAGTTGTTTAAAATCTGTTACTGCATTGATGTTACCTTCTACTTCTTGTTGTGAAGATGACCGTTCCTGGAAGTATACCGAAACATCTCTGA